ATATGATGAAGCAGGATCGCCAATTAAATCTTACGTAGGAATTCCTAATATTGTTGATGTCAGTTTTATGACTGGCGGGCAAAAAAATAAGTATGTGTCTCAATTTAAACCAGCAGCATTAACAAAAGTTGACATAAATTACACTCCAGACGGAGTATGGGCAGCTCATAGATATGGCGCACCAGTATCTTACTCGCTAAGATTAGACTTTACTGAATTAAAAATGCTTTTTGCAGAAGAACTTACTGGTGGGTCAATGGCAGGAAGCACAGCATCAGATTGGACATACTAACATGTATTTTTCTCTTTTACCAGACATTCAATACGACAATAAACCAGTAAAATATCCTTTTTCTGAGTCAGATTTTGTTATCGCAAAAAATTTCTTTCGTCGTTTTATACTGGCAGAGGAATTATTTGACTATGCTGTATTTTTTCAAAAATATACAATTACCGATGAAGATCGTTTAGATCTACTAGCAGATAAATTCTATAAAAGTCCTTTTTATGATTGGGTAATCATTTTAACAAATAATATGATAAATGGCGTTTTTGACTGGCCATTAAAAGAAGAAGAATTATACAAAATTATTGCAAGAGAATTCAATGGCAATGAGATTGCAATTCATCACTATGAGACAAAAGAAATTAAAAACTCAAGCGGGCAAATTGTTCTTAAAGAGGGATTGCACGTAGGTGCAGATTTTACATTTTCTTACACAAATTCATCGCAACTTAATATAATCATTAAATTGTCTGGAGCAAGTGTAATAACGCCAATTTCTAATTTAGATTACGTAAAAAAGAAGAATGAGGAAAAACGCGAAATTTTTATTTTAAAAAAAAATTACATAGAATCATTTGTTAACGAGTTTAGCAAATCTAACCTATATTCAAAATCATCAGATTATATTGAAACTAATTTGAAAAAAACGGGGATATAATTCTGCTCAACTTTTTTGACCAATTTTTTGGCGGAATTTTTTTTCCGCCTTTTTTGTAATTTAAAGTCAAATTTGGTTTGGGGTGCATAAAAAAAAGGGGGATCTCTCCCCCATGTATCAATCTTCTTCCGCGAGACGAGCAAAGTAACTTAGAGCATCATCCTCTTCAACACCAGCAGCGACTGCGACTTTAGAGGAGACCACCTCACGGTGCACTACAGGGGCGGGAGCGGCGAAGTCTTCGTCCTCCTCCTCATCCATCACACGAGTCACTTGAGCGGCACGGGCGCCCGCTGGAGTCAAATTCAAGACGGTATTGAGACGCTCTTCCAACTCGGCATAAGTCTTGAAATTTTCTGGGGCAGTAAACTGCTGCAACGAATAGCACTGACGCCAAACTCTCTCCATTACAGACTCATCAGAGCTCAAAGCAGAAGAGGTAGCAAACTCAGACTTATCATAATTCCAGTAACCTTCAACGTTACGGATTTTTAGTTTGAAGTTGGCGCCTTCCCACAGATCAAAAGGATTCACGGGAGTTTCATCCTCAAACTCTGGACTGGTAGCAGCTTGGATTTTGTCAAAGATTTTCTTACCAAACTTGTAGAGAAATACTTTACCCTCATTCTCTGGGTTTGCTTTATCCTGCACCACATAGATGTTGGCGTAGTAAGACAGTTTACGTTTCTGCTTACGAGCAACCTCCTTATCAGAATCGCGACCGCTATTCCACAAACGACGATTCAATTCTGCAACAGGATCCTTACCGCCATTGGTAGTAAGAGAGTTTTCGATATACCAACCACCATCACCTTGAAAGGCGTGAGAATACAGTTTCACGAATGGCATATCTTCACCATCAGGCTCAGGAAGAAAACGAATAACAGCGAAACCATTACCAGCAGCATCAACAGATGGTTTCCAGAAGCGCGTATCGACATTGCTAGAAGATGATTCTTCCAACTTCTTAGCAAGATCAGCAAAAGAATTCTGGGATTTACGCTTAAGATCGGCAAAAGACATAGGATTACCTCGGATTAAATTAGATTTGGTTTTTGTGACGCCTGTCACTTAGTCATTTTAACATAGGCAGAGGTCGGCGTCAACCCTCTGCCTCTATCTCCTTCTCAAACTGGTCGAGCTTGGCAAGCATCTCACGCATTAGCGAGAGCACGTCTTGTGTCTCCCACCAACCGTAGAGCATCTTAGCACCCTGCTCGATTTGCTCACACATATCAACTGCTCTGGGATCGTCTGAAAGCTTTAGGCGGGTGTAGAAGATCTGTTGTTTTTCGACTAGTGCTCTGACTGTATTAATATACTCTAACTGCTCTTCTTTGCCTCCGCTCATTGGACCAGCAAGGGTCATTTCCATCGCTTTCATTTGAAGGAATTCCATTTCCTTCGCTTCATTACGTACAATATCAGAATCAAAAAAGTCTGTCATAGTAATTGTAGTCTACCTCTAGTTGTTTTTTTAATAAAATTAAGTTGTTGTGCTTCGTATTTAAGTTTTTCTTTCAAAGGTTTCGAAATTAATTTACTTACGGATTCGATTTCAATGCTGTTAACTTCACAATAATGAATAATAGAATCAATATAATTCATATCACTATTGCTCGCAAGCTTCTCAACATCTTGTGAAAATTTTGCAGCTGTCATAAACCTATCTTCTAATAATTTATCTTTATCCTCCATGGATCTCCTGATAGAGTGAGCGTAGTTCGATAAAGCGATCCAGATAATACTTTTCTGGTTTCTTAATAACAACTTGCGTGTCTCCGTCTTCACATGCGACAATAGTTACAAGTTGTTTCATGCGTGTCTTATACATTTCATAAAACATGCATCCGTAAACTGTCTCCTGGATGTAGTAATCCTCCATCCATTCTTCTTTCTTTGCTTCTTTTGAAGTTTTAAAGTCAATGACTGATGGAATACCATCAAACTCACCGATACAGTCAACTCGCCCAGCCACCTCTAGGTGATCTGAATATAATGCTGCTTCCTGTAAATAGATTTTTGTAATTCTATTTAGGGTAGGAATTGAGCGTTTAAACATAAGAAGCGGGAGGGGATGCTCCTTATGAGTGTCTCTATTATAACAGTTATTTAAATAATCTTCAACTATTTTATGATATATTGTGCCTCTAGATGCAGCACGAGTGGAAATTGCTTGTGCATTATCTACACCCACCCGTTTCTTCCACTCATTTAACTTCTGTTTCTTCTTCGGACATACTCCAAGCACAGTGGTGATAGATGGATATTTGCCACCAGATGGCACAGGATATAACCTGCGTCCGTCTACCATTACTGGCTCCAAATCAATAGGAGTAAATGATGAAGAATGTAAAAACATTAGAAACCTAGATTAATTTTACTGATAATGTAACTACGAACTAAACCAGACCTTACGATATCCTGAATACCAAACTCAACAGATTCAAACTCATCCATGGTCTGTATAATTTTTTGAAAATCTAAAATTCCATTACGCTCATTGGTGCGAATGAGATCTGTCTGTTGCACATCACCGCAAAACATAATTTTGCAATCTTGCCCAACGCGAGTGATGATTGAATCTAATTCGTGAAAGTTTAAGTTTTGCATTTCATCCACAAGGATAATGCAGTTGTCCATGGTAGTGCCACGCAAAAAAGACGTAGACCAAAAACTAATAGTGCCTTGAGTTTTTAAGTTTCCATAAAGTAACTCAAATTCCTCGTCAGTAGGCAACTCAAACATATATTTTACCATATTCTTATAAGGAATTTGATAAAGAGATGACTTGTCTTCATGATCACCAGGGAGAAACCCAATCTCTCGTGTTGCTACAAGAGATCTAACAATGTATACCTTTTCATATGGTGTGTATTCATTTAACACATCTTTGAGCGCGAGATATAACGCAACAAATGTTTTCCCAGTGCCTGCAGCACCATAAGCAAACAGATGTTTATTGTTTTCCCACGCCTCAAACATCTTACGTTGAGAATCGGTTAGTGGATCTACATTTAGAAAATAGTCACTATTAATAGGTCTTTTTCTTTTGATTTGTTTAACACTCATTCCGTTAGGAACGACTTGTTTAGTTTTACGATTTCTAACTGGCATAATTTATAGTCTCTCTACATTTGATCCAGGACGATCTGCCGCACGATTAATAATCTGCTTCCAATCGCTAGATGTTTTATTTTGCCAGTTTCCTATTTCAGAAACTGAATTTAAAAGAGTAGGCATTTGAGTAATATGAGGATTAGCATCAAGATAAGGTTTTCTATCCGCCATATACATCCACTTCTCAAACTCCTCGCCAGTATTATTATCTTTAAATTTGTATGTTGGCATTTTCAATAAACCACGTGGGAATAGTAGCAGGAGACTTCCATTTTGCAAACGCAACTTTGTCTCCAATATAATAGTTGCGGTATGACTGGATGCTATCTCCAGGTATTTTATATTTATCTGGCATTGCAGGAGGGGGGTCAACCCAACCAGCAT